CCGTACCACGCTTTCACCTCTACGGCGTACCGGCTGAACTGGATGAGATCACCGCTGGCCCTGACTCGGCCACTGCACTCCCTGTTGACGCCCGCGCTGAGTTCGTCGAACCACAGGGCACCAGCTACGGCTTCCAGTTCCAACAGCTGGACCGCATTGAGCGTCAGATCAATCAGCTTGGTCTTGCTGCCGTCATGGGGCAGAACATGACCAACCAAGCCGCTGAAGCCAAGACCATTGACCGCAGCCAAGGCGACGCTGCCCTGATGACCGTGGCCCTTGGCCTACAAGATCTGATCGACAACTGCCTGCGCTTCCACAGCGCCTTCCTCGGTCTGCCCAACAGCGGCAGCAGTATGGTGAACAACGACTTTGTAGCTCGCACGCTGGAGCCTGGTCACGTCGCTGAGCTGATTAAGTTGCGCCTCAACGGTGACATCACCCAAGAGACTCTACTAATCCAGTTGGCCGACGGTGAGTGGCTCTACGATGACTTTGATGTCGATCAAGAGATTGAAGCGACTGCGGCGCAGCAGCAATCAAGGCTTGACGCACAGGCTGCACAGCTTGACGCAAGCCTGCAGCAACTACCGGGGCAACCTAGTGAGCAACTTTGAGCCTGTGGCTCTATATGCCTGACAACGACAACGCTCCTGTGGAGCAGTCTGCACCCTCCGCTGATCTGCAAGCCCTGCAAGCAGAACTCGATGCCATGCGCCGCAAAAATACGGAGCTATTGGACGAGAAGAAAAAGCTGGCCAAGAAGCTGCCTGATGTGCCTGATGGCGTTGATGTCAACGAACTTCTGGACTTCAAGCGAAAAGTGGAGCAGCAGCAGCTGGAATCCAAAGGCAAGTACGACGAAGCGCTCAAAACCTACGAGCAGCAGTACCGCGAGCGTGAAGCGCAACTTCAGGCTCGTGTCGCTGAGCTGGAATCTGAAAACCGCGAGTTGAAGGTCATTGGCCCAGCCGTCGCTGCTCTGGCTGAGACTGTGCACGACCCGGACGAGGTAATCCGTCTACGGCTAAAGCCTGATCAAATCGAGCGCGAATCTGATGGCAGTGTCGTCGTCGTTGATGGCTATCAGCGTATGCCTATTGGCGACTGGGCGCGTAGCAGTCTGCCGCAGTATCGCCTCAAAGCACCCAAGCCTGTCGGCACCGGTGCGCCTGTTGGTCGCAGCAGCGCTGAGCTTCCCGCTGGTAGCAAAAACCCCTTCTCGCGTGAGCACTACAACCTCACCGAACAGGCACGGATTTACAAAACAGACCCTGATCTCTACGCCCGCTTAAAAGCTGCTGCTGGCAAATAATCATTGGCGGCATACTTATAGGTAATAGGGAAGGCTGTGTCGTCCCAAAGGCCTGTGGCCGCATTCACAAACCCTTCCTTTAAGGAGTCAAGACCATGACGACCGTTCGGTCGAACGTTGTAATTCCAGAAGTCTTCACGCCGTATCTCGAAGAGGCCACCACTCTTCGGAATGCGTTTATCGCTTCTGGTGTTGTGCAGCCCCTTGAGGCACTCAACGCTGTTGCCGATGGCGGCGACTACATCAATGTGCCCTTTTTTGATGCCAACCTTAGCGGCGACGCTGAAGTGCTGGCTGATAACACCAGCCTGACCCCTGGCGCCATCACTGCCGACAAGCAGCGCGGTGTGGTCTTGCGTCGCGGTCGTGCTTGGGGTGCACGTGAGCTGGCCAAGCTTGCTGCTGGCGCTGACCCCATGGCTGCCATTGGTAACAAGGTTGCCGACTACATTGCTCACCAACAGCAGAAGGATCTGCTGGCCACGCTCGCTGGTGTGTTTGGTGCAATCGGCAGCAGCAACAGCACGGCATCTTTTGTCGATCTAACCTTCGACGCCGGCGGTTCTGGTGAGACACCGCTCACCCCTCGTCACATGGCCAAGGCTCGTTCACTGCTGGGCGACCAAGGCGACAAGCTGAGCGCCATCTGTATGCACTCCGCTGTCTACTACGACCTTTGTGAGCGTCGTGCCATTGACTACGTGACGGCAAGTGAAGCACGAGCCACCGCTGCTGCTTCTAACGCTGCCACCCCCGATGTGTTCGGTGGATCCGTGGCTGGTGCCTACACCGCTGACGCCAGCGTGCCCTTCTACATGGGAATGCGCTGCATTATCAGTGACGATGTGCAGACCAGCGGTTCTGGCTCTAGCAAGAAGTACGCCACCTATTTCTTCACTCCAGGCGCTGTTGCCTCTGGCGAACAGCAGGGTCTGAAGACTGAAGTGGACCGCGACATCCTGGCCCTGGCCGACTACATGGCCGTGTCCTGGCACCTCGTGTATCACCCGATTGGTTCTCAGTACCAAACTGCCGGCGGCGCTAACCCATCGCAGGCAACTCTGGCCACTGTTGCCAACTGGACCAAAGTGTTCGAGACCAAGAATATCGGTATCGTGCGCGGCACCGTTACCAGTAACTTTGACTGAGGTTAATCTTCATGGGACTAACCGGGTTCAACCTGGCTCGTCGTGAAGAGGCAGAGGCTGCTGCTTTGGCAGTGGCCTCTCTTTCTACAGAGTCAGAGGACTGCTCAATACCTGAGCAGAAAGAAGCCCCCAGGCGTGGGCGTAAAAAGGTTGAGGAGGAAGGCTAATGGCCGTCTTTCAGGCAACTGAAACCGCTGGCACTCCCGGAGGTGCTGGCTTTGAGTACATCACCGACACCAGTGCCCACACCGGGCGCTTCTTTCGTCTGTATGCCCTTGAGGCTGCAGTGATTGACACCGCCACGGTTCAAAACGCTAGTGGCAACTCCTTCTCTGCTGTCCCTGTGCCAGCAGGCTGTGCGATTGATGGGCTGTTCACTTCAGTGACACTCGCCTCTGGCAAGGTCGTCGCATATAAGGTCTGATGGCCGTCAAAGCCAAGGCGGGTCTTGGCGCCCGCCTTTTTGCCAAAGGCAAACCCAAGAAAACACGCCAAGGCTATGGCCAGCACAGCCGGCCAAACCATGGGCGAAAGAAACTAAGAGGACAAGGGCGTGCCTGATCTGTCGCAGCAAGTTGAGGAGTTTCTTCGCAATGCGCTGCGACAAAAACAACTTGAGGATCGCCTAATACGTCAGGCACTACGCGACCTGCGCACCACATTAACTGCTGTAGAGCGGGTCGTCGGCCAGTCTGGTGTGCTTAGCTTTGGCCCTGGCCGTGAGCAGACTATTAGCGCTGTGGTGGCTGCTGTGGCTCGCAGCGTGCAAGAAAGCTTCGGAGTGCCGCAGCTGGCAGCATTGCAAGAGGCGCTTACGCCCTTTGTCGAGCAGCAGCTCAACTTCGCCCGCCGTATGGTCACCATGGCCGGTGGTGATTTGGTTGCCGAGGGTGCAGTATCCGTTTCAACCACCGAGGTGCAGCGCATCGTCAACGATGCGGTAGTGGCTGGCAAAACACTGAGCACACAGCTCACGCAGAGCCTGCCTGCACTGGTGGCCGACCGCGTAGAGCGCTTTGCACGCTTGGGCCTCTCTGATATTGGCGGTGAGACGTTTGCCACTTACGACAGCGCCGTGGTGCGCATTACTGAGAACAACGTTGAGGCCATGATCCGCACAAGTGTGCAGGAAGTTGGCAATGCTGCCCAACAGGCGATCTATGAGTTTGAGGCAGACCCGGACTGGATGGGCCCAGACGGCTTGGCATGGACGGCAGTCCTTGACTCTGATGTTTGTCCAATCTGTCTGAAGCTGGACGGCAAACGGTTTCCGACTGACTACCGCAAAATCTCACCGCATCCTCAATGTCGCTGCTACCTAGTCCCGTGGAAGTGGCGTAATGACGCCATGACTGATCCAGACGGCAACAACGTTGACCCCAAGCGCCTTGCTGATGGTGATGGTGCAGAAGGTGCGCTGTCCTTCAAGGTGGCTGCTAAGCAGTGGGTCAAAGACAATCCCCAGACCGCTCAAACCATCTTTGGTAAAAAGCTCGGCCAGCGCCTTGTGGAAGGGGAAATCAGCTTTGATCGTGCCGTCAAGCTCTGGCAAACTCCCAAGAAATAGCGGGCAAGCTAGCGGCAAGTGTGTGCCGCCATGACCGTCACTGTCGTTGCTACTGCTGGAGCCTCTAATGCCAATAGCTATCTAACAGTGGTGGCTGCTGATGATCTGGCAAATCTTTACCTAGGCACTCTTAACTGGTCCACGACGAGCACCGACAACAAAGGCCGTGCGCTGATCATGGCCACGCGCTATCTCGATGAGCTGAGCTTTATCGGTGAAAAGGCTGCTGCTACACAAGCGCTGCTCTGGCCTCGTACAAGTGCCGAATGCGGTGATTGGAGCTTTACCAGCAGTGAGATTCCAAAGCCGATTAAGCAGGCCACCTTTGACTTGGCCGAGCACTTGCTCGGTGATAGCACTGCACTGTCAGGAGCTGGCGCGGGCAGTAGCGAGCTGATCAGCGGCATCCCAAATGCCAACCTCAAGAGTGCTCAGATTGATGTGATCACCGTGGAGTTCAATTCCACCACACAAGCCGATAGCAAAAATGCTTTGAACATTGTGCCGCACTTGTCTAAAGTAATGGGGTGCTTGTGCACGAGTACCGCAGCATCAAGTTTTGGATCACGTCTTGTCCTACGAAGTTGAAACAGGTGCGCGTTGCTGAGGGTCAACTCAGTCTCTTCGGCACTCCGGTTGAAAAACCGGAGAAAAAGCGCAGCGAAGGACACCTTGCAACGCCATTGACTCGTGAAGAGCAACGGCGCTTTGGTCGTATGTATGCGCAAAACATTGGTCTGATCAGGATGTTTGGCGGGAAGCTGTGTCGCAAGTACAGCCACTGCATGGCCAAGGAAGACATTTTTTCCTGTTGTGATATTGCTTTTCTCAAGTCATGCCGTGCTTGGGATCCAGAAAAGGGACGGCTTAGCACGATCTTCTGGAGTTTTGCCCAAGGAGAAGTGCTTCATTTTCTGCGTGGTCACAACTGGACGATCAAGGCAACGCATAAGGCCCGAGAGCTAGGGGGTCATGCTCGCAAGCTGATGGCTTTGGGTTGGGAAGCAGCAGCAATATGCCGTGAGCTGGGTTGCAGCAAGCACGACCTTAAGGATGCGCTACTGGCAACGGCTGGCATGGCCCATGACGTAAAGGGTTTTGAGCTGCACGTGTGCCCGCGCATGACACCGTGGGAGGTTCTAGAAGCAGAAGAGGAGGCTGAATTGAAGCGCCCGGCAAGTTAGAAGCACAAGCCTCAGATAACTGTCATGGCAGCAGCCTTTTTCGCGGCCCTTGGCTACAACTTGTATGTAAAGGCCGGCACCACAGCCTCCACGGCGCCGACAGCTAGCGCTGGCATGACTCAGGTCTTAGGTCTGCAGAACGCAGGCATCCAAGGATCGAGTGATACCACCGACGTGTTGGATTACGACTCCAGCCTGGGCTTTAAGAAGGCACTGGTCACAGGGCAGAGCTACAGCATCCCTTGCACAATGAATCTAGATCTCAACGATGCGGGCTACCAACTCTTGAAGGATGCGGCGCGTAATGCCACCACCAAAACTGTGGAGTGGTATCGGGAAAGCCCTGAAATGACTGCAGCGGGTAACCCTGAAAAGCACGCAGGCGTAGCGTTCGTCACTGATTTTTCAGAAGACATTCAGGCCGGCAACGTGGCCCAGGTCAGTTTTACCCTGACAGGTTATGGAGCCTACACTTGGGTTGCTGAAACCAACTAAGCAGGTAAATGCGCTAAGCGGTCATCTGAAGGTGGCCGCTTTTTTGTGTCTTACAGGCCCTGGCCACTGAGCTTGCGCCACTGCGCTGCAAAGAAGATTTCTAGTGGTTTGTTCTGCAGTGCAGGTTTGATCCAGTTGCGGCCTGGCACTACGGTGCCCTTGTTGGTGGTGTAGCCCGCAAGGATTAAAGGGGCGTAAGGGAAACCGCCTTCACTTTTTGCATCCCATGTAAACCGGAGTTGCGTAGCGTTGGGTCGGTCGCGGCGTTGGGAGCGCAGTAAACCGCCGAGATCAACAATATCGCGTGGGCTGTTGACGTTCGTTCCGTTGCGACGTTTGGTGGTCCGTGGCCAGCTGAACTGTGCTGTTTGGATCTCGGTTTTAAGCTGCTTGTCTAAAGCGGTGCCATAGGCCGTTAATATCTGCGGCACGAGTAGCTTGAGCTGATTGGCATTCCAGCCTGTTAACTTAAATGTAGCTTTGACCTGAACTGGCATTAGTTTTGGACGTAGCGGGCCAATCGGATTTTGTCGCCGATGACCTGCTGCACGGTGCTGCCTAGGAGACCTGTGGTGCCGTAGGGGTAGCGGCTAGCAATAACTTCACAGGCTATGGGGCCTTGACCAGCAAAGTTCAATGTACCGACCACACCGGGTTTGATGCGTGCGTCAAGTGCCTGCGGGCTGACCGCGTAGCCCTCAAAGGTTTCGTCTTTGATTTCTACGCCTGGGAAACTACGGACTTGCTCAATCGAGCCAGTCCTTAGGTACAGGTTTACCGTCACTGCTTCGGTAGCTGGCACCACATTGCCCGTTGTGGCATCAGTCACGGTGCCAACAGTCGGGACTATGAAGATTGCAGTGGCGTTAGCCAGTGCAGCGAGAGCGCTTGTCATGGCCTAGTGTTCCGCGATCAACGGCAACTTAAAAGCACATGAAGGCGGTTTGTGGCGGAAAGCCTGGGTGCTGCGGTATTAACAGTCACCGTTGATGACGCGCAGTTTAGGGCGGGTTTGAACGGCGCGCAAATGTCAGCGCAGCGCTTTGGGCGAAATTTGCAAAACGCTTTTTCAGGAGGCCAAGCAGGTCAAAGCCTTACTGCACTGACAATTAAGCTCAATAGCTTGCAACAGGAAATACAAAATGTAGCTATTGGTTCAAAGCGGTTTGCTGAACTGCGCTCTCAAATCGAACAAACCCAG